ATTTCAACGTAGCTACCCTTCGTATGCGCGATACGTAGGCTTTCCTTGTCACGGGTGTCATTAATGTGTATCTCATGACCACTGCGCGTAATTGTCGACCGATTGTATGGATAATCAGCCTCGAAAGTAGATTCTGGATGGCGTCTGTTGTTTGCGTCTGAACCTGACATATTATAATCCTGGAGTAAAGAGACCAACGCGCATTCTTTGTCGCTGCGTTGCTAACAATGCTTGAGATCGCATAAAGTTGTTTGTTGGAGTTGCAGTGCTGCCTCCTGTGTATTGCGCGCGAGTAATATTGCTTTGATACACCAGACTTACGCCTGCAACAACAGTAGGAATAAGAGCAGCAACAACACCAATAGTTTGTGCAGTACCAAAACCAGCGCCAAGAACTCTTGATAAAGCAAATCCCTGAGTAAAGTTTACACTTCCTGATACAGCAGATGCTAGAGTGCGGAAATTCAAAGGCTGACCACTGAGCAATGCATTACCAATAGTAGCAGTAAAGTGATCCTGAGCAGCGAACTGCGTATGCTGCTGAGCATTAAGATAGTTTGGCTGACCATTACGTGGGGTGTAATAGGATGCATTTGCTCCGGTAGGATCTCTCCATTCTATATATCCCGGGAATGGATCGTTCTGAACACTAGTGTATTGTTGAACGTAACCGTTTGGTGGTGCAGAAACAATCTGTGCTGACGAAGGTCTGGCAGAAAAAACAGTAGCTACTGATGCTGCTGGAGCAATGCCGGCACTACCAACCAGATTCTTGATGCTTGAGTTTACTGTTGCGTTTAAAGCATCAGCACCAGCCAAAACAGCACCAGTTGACAGGTTGATCACTGAGTTTAGTCCACCAACAATAGATCCAACAGCACTATTTAGACCACCAATAACAGAAGCCATAACGAAGTTAGCAGTATCGAATATACCCTGGTTGATTAGGTTTACACCGCAAACTCGTATGTTCAATGCATTAATAAGATCCTGAATCGCTCTGATATTTGCGATAGCAGCGTTCAACAAACCAAGCAGCTTGAAGATACCAATTTTTTCAGCTAGTTTGAGTAGAGCATTACGAATTGCTTGGGCAATCAATGCAGCAATACCATTCACGATACCATTTAGGAATCTTAGAATAGAGCTGAGCGAGATAAGGTTCAAATTCAAGCAAGGCAGAGAAGCCAGGGTTCCAAGTGGATCAACTGCATTTACGATATCCAAAACATCCAAAGAGCTTTTTCTATCAAAAGAACCTACTGTTGGAAGTCTTGGGTTGATCATACCAGCCTGAGCCAGCGTAGTAATTGCACCACCAGTTTGTCTGTTTACTGATGTAATGTTTGCACGACCAGCATCAATTGCTGATATTGATGTTCTTCCTGGATACAACTGCGAATAAGGATTGTTTGGAAACCCTTGTGAAGAAGCAGGGATACTACCAGTCTGTATGTTTATGGCAGGTATACCAGCTACAGATTGTCCACGGATTGGATCGCCAGCTCTACCAACTGATCCAAGAACCACAGGCAGCTGCTGATCCGCATCGATAAACATACCAATGACTTTTGAACCAACGGTAAGACCTACTGGTGCAGTTCCGATTCTACCATTGGCTGCAGATGTTACAGGCTGAACAACTTGAGCCCAAGGTAACGCTGAGTCTGGTATGTTTACTCTGTCGTCGTGACGCCCAAAAACTCTAACTCTTACACGTCCAGCCTGATGTGGGTCATTAACATCTGCTACTTCAGCTATGAAATTAGAACTGGTTTGCCCAAAGTTTCTTTCAGTCATTAAATACCCTCTTCAAACCTACCTTTGATTGCTTCAATAATACAAGTATATCTAGGTCTTTCCTGAACCAATCCTATCCTATGATGTATTCTTGAGATAAGGAACTTACCTGACATCAACGGATCTTCTTGCATCTCAGTTGTTATTCCTGATCTATTAGGAAACGTACAGTCTATGGTAACACCTGGTGTTAGCTGTGTATCCCCAGGAACTCTGATCTTCAGTGAGTTTTGTAGTATCTGACCGAGATAAGATTGAAAGTCTGCAGTTGCTTCAGCAATGTATGTCGTTGCTCTTTGTGAAATGTCAATTGGTATGAATGATTGTGGTGGAATTCTAGCATTCAAATAACGATTAGCGAATGCAGTTGAAGTTGATGTTCCGGAACCACCATCCTTATAATCCCTGTCGGAAGTTTTCACGTCTTGAGTTTCGAATTGCCAGGTTGTGAAATTAAACGTTGTGATTCTTGTTGTTCCGCCGGGTGAAATCTTATCGAGAGATGAAAACTGCTGAGGGATTTTAAATGACAGGATGTTATTATCCTGTTCCATACTTAAAGCATCGATGTTGATAGCGCCAGATTGCTTGAAATACTTCACAGGGTCTTTGGAAAACAGTGACTCTATAGTGGTAAATTTCAATACCTGGGTTTCATTTTGTCTGGATTCAAAAAACAGGTAGGAAGAAGATCGGCTGTCGCTTGCTGCTACTGATCTTGATCGAACCATTTTGATTGCATCATATGGGCTTTTGTGAGGAATCAGTATGTTTTGATTACCACGAGTAGTTTCAATCTCTACGCGTTTCTTGGTGAACAGATAACTACCGCAAATATCCACAACAATATTCGAGCAGAGATCATTGTAGCTTTTCTGAATATAATTCGTTTGAGCATACATTGCTTCTTCTGACACGCATCTAAGAACATAAGTCTTGGCTCTTTGACTTGCCAGCTGTTGTTGATCACTTACTTCATACAAGGCGAATGTGAAGTTAGCTGCCTTGAGGTTCGGGCTTTTAAAACTGAACGTCACTGTTTCATCACCAAGCAGCTTTAGATTACCGATCAAATCCTGTGTATCAAGCACTGTGATGTCGCACACAACTCCTGGTGTGAACATACTTTCGTAAATTGATGCTGAAACGAATGATCTAGTTAGAGTCAGGCTTCCACGATCGGAAACAATAACAAGATTTTCTACTAGTGCATCACCGATTGACAGATTATCTGGCATCTTACCCCAATAAAGTCTTTAGTTCTTTTGAAATTTGACCTGAGTATTCAGCTTTTAAGACCTGAATTGACTTGTTACGTTCATTGATTTCATTTTCATAATCATAACAATACACTGGTTCCCAGTAGTTTGTTTCGTTGGCTGGTATAATGTCTAGAAGCAAAGTCGCGTTGGTGTAAACTTCTTCATTGTTACTTTCTCTGCCGACCAGCTTGAAAGGATTAATACCAACGTCAAGTGTTACGTTACCTGATGTATGCTGTATGGTAGTGGTTGTTGCTGTTCTAGCGCAAATTTGACCTCTACCAATAATCGACGAACCAAAATACACATCAACCACTTCATCATTTAGGAATGCCTCACCAGGAGCATTATAGGTAACAATAGCATTGGTTGTTTTCTTCCAATCCTCTGCCTTTCTTATATAGCCAAGTAGTCTAATCAACAGATCTGGATCAGCATACACTGGATCATAGAACTTCTTGAGTGAACCATCAAGACTTTCATACGAGTCAACAGTAATTACGTTTCTGTTACTGTACCAGTTGTTTCTGAAGAATTTGACCTTTGAGGTAGCAGTGACTAGAGAACCGTACTTCTTTAGAATGAATGCTTCGAATGTTTCTTGATCTAGATACCAATCGTAGTAAGGATCCACCACCTTATTGGTTAGGTGTAGAATCCAACCCAAGTATTCGTCTTTGTAGTAACGATCAGCAATGTTGTCTGGTCTCTCGCCCTGCTCAATATCATACGGGTAGAACAACATTGGACTGCTGTATACTGAATTTAGAACCACAGCTCTCTGCGTAATGTTACGTGCTACGGTGTTAGCGTATGTTATGTTTTGGAATTTCTCAAAATATCTCTCGGTCATGGACCAGATGTTCCTCTTCCACTACCAGTTGTTATATTATTAACCGGGGTAGCTAAAAAAGCTTCTCTTTCAGCTCTGACATCATTAAATTTATCACCCGTGAAATCGTTATTAGTCCAGTATTCGATTTCTTGTAGCTGAATGCTAATTGTCATAGCAGTAGGAGCATTTGTTCTTTTGAAGAATGATGGAGCTGAACCAGCTGCATAGTTTACATTCACGCTTTTGATAACGCAAGGTTTGAATCTATACATGAACTCGCTGTTTGGGTATAAGCTTACGATAACCATGCTTGGGTAAGAGAAGAACAAACCAGATCCACCAGATCCCCCTTCAGCTCCTGTTATGGCTCCTGAAATACCAGGCGACATATGATACTGAAACGTTCTAAAAATGTTTCTGGCTCTATTAGACTCTTCCTCGTTTCTCGGCATTATCTTCCAGGAAAAATTATGGCTTTTGAACTCTGGTTTCTCGAACAATACTGTTTGATAAGGATTGACTGCCATACCTAAATAGTTAGATGCTCCTTGAACAGCCTGTCGATTTGCATTCTCCGCCACTAATTGGGTAGCAAACCCAGCCGCGCCTGCACCCAATGCTTCTCCCAGTCGACCTATAACAGTTCCTGGTGTTCCGGATGGTGTGCCGCCTGCCATACTGTCAAGAATCGCACCAACTGCTGAACCGAGGCTTGGGGTGGTATAACTGACAGACATGTTATCCTTGATATTATCAG